TACTCTCCAGTAACAGGATCAGGTTTCTTACCATAGCGCATAGCATACTTCATAATGTTACCCATACAAAAACCATCACCGTGTCCTGCATCTATAATCATATCAGTTGCTTGATACTTTTCATTAGCGTAGTGTTTTTCATAAGTTTTATCTATATATCTTTTTATTTGTTTTATTGTATTTTCTTCGTTGAATTTATAATCAATCATTATCTAAGCTCCTCTGGTAAAGTTTCTGTTTCCTTTAAATAATTAATAGCGTTTGTTAAAATTTCTGTGCTGTCTTTAAAATGTCCAAGTCCAATATTACATGAAGTACACAATATACCTCTTACTTTATTGGTTGTATGACAATGGTCTATGCAAGGTGTAGCTTTAAATGTGCGTCTAAATTTAATATTACAAATCTTACATTTAGTGTTTTGTTTTTTTAACATAAGATTTTTTTCTTTTAAAGTCATATTATATTTATATTTTAAATGGTAAGATTTGTCATAAGCTTTCTTTTTTTCTTTATTAGCTTCATAGTAAGCTTTGTCATAAGCTTTTCTTTTTTCTTTATTAGCTTCATAGTAAGCTTTGTCAATAGCTTTCTTTTTTTCTTTATTAGCTTCTCTGTAAGCTTTATTTTTAGCTTTTATTTGTTCTTTATTAGCTTCATAGTAAGCTTTGTGATAATCTTTTATTTTTTCTTTATTAGCTTCATAGTAAGCTTTATCATAAGCCATTACTTCCATTCCTCTGGTAAAGTTTCTTCACTATACCATTTAAAATTATTTGTTTCAGCCCACTCAGCGTGTGTTCGTTTTGTTCCATCTTTTCTTTTCTTAGCAGCAGGCATAGGTGCGTAAGGTTTTTGAAAGACGAACACAAGTTCCATTGTTTCTGGTAAAGACTTTCTAATCCAAACATACTTACTATACTCTGCGTGATCCCAAAACCTACCTTTAGCTTCGATAATAATTTTATCTTTTGTAAAGTCTGGTTCATATTTCTTTTCAATAATGTAATCAATCATTTTACCATGATGATTCCAGTTACTTAATATACCTTTATGTAGACTGTACTCCCATTTACTATCGTACCCTTTAGGTACGTTCTTTTCTCTTGGTCGTATCTTTCTAGGTTTTCTTCTAGCCATTCAAATCTTCCAAAGTAAAATCAGGATTACGTTTTAGTTTTTTGTATATCCATTTCAATGAATAAGCATTAAGCATTATCTTCCTGTTAGCATAGAAGTGTGTTTGATCTGATAGAAAGTTGTGTAGAGTTTTTCTGTTTATCTTAGAAGTATCTTCTCCTTCTGGAACAACAGATCGTAACCACTCTATGAGTAAATCTTTACCGCGCCTTCTTAATGCTTTTGCTTTTCTTCCATTCATTTAGTAATTTCCAAAACTTTAGGTGTCTTTACAACCTGAGTTAAATAATTATATCCTTTTGAATATTTAAACACTCGTAATCCTTTACCTTCGTTAGCATCTTTATGACATTCAAACTTATGTCTACAATAAACACAACCTCTAGGAAGTTTCATGTTTCCATAAGCTCCATCAGGTATAGGAGTATAACATAAGTCAGGCGGTTTGTCCACCTTAACTAACTTTTTAACTGTTTTTATTTTCTTTTTTATGTCTGGTTTATCAAAAGAATCTGGTCTGTATAATGCTATTTCACCTGACTCTTTATTCATTGCCAAGAAACCCCCCTTATTTGTACCCATAGAAGCTTCATATCCAGCCAACTGAGGCAGATAACCGAAAACATCATCTTCAGCTAGGGTTTTATCTTTAAACTTCTTAAACGCGAAGCCAGAAGCTGTCTTGATGTCCACTACTTCACCATCAATTATGCAATCCATGTGTCCTTTTATACCTTGAAGAGATACTTCCTTTTGTTCTCCTGTAACTTTGTGTTTAGCTAGTTTAATTAACAGCAGCAACACCTCTTCAAGTAAGTGACCATATAAAAACTTAATGAACACCGATGGTTTTATCTTTTCAGTTTCTTTGTTCTCAGACCTCATATCAAACCATAGCTGTCGAGCAGGTCTGCCTATGTTAGACATACGAAGTGTTGCTTTATCTCTTGGTCTAGGGTTAGCCCAATGATGTAAAACTTTTTTCATTGACTCACCAAATTCATCTATGGTTTTATCGTCTATGTCTAAAGGTTTACCATCTGATAGAGCAGATAGTTTATCGTATATATCTTCGACAAGTGTATCTAGTTTTTTAGTTTTAAAAGTTAAAACTTCCTTGCTTGACATAAGAACGCTCCTGTATAATTATTTTATTTTTTCTTACATGTGGCATGTAATCTCTTTCTTCCCATGTTTTAATACTATGACAGTTTTGACATCGTACTTCACACTTTCTAATTTCATTAAATAAATCTTTTAAATATTCTCTGTTTTTAATTTTGTCACGAGTAGTAATTCTACAAACTAAAGTACTCATATTAGCTCCGCTTTTAGAAGCGTCTAGTAACATTGTTTTTTCTTCTCTTGTAACGTGGTCAAAACAAAGTGCTTTAGGATGTTCGTTATATCCACAATCAATACACCCTTTTTTAGTTTTAAATTTGTTTATTCTACGATACCTTTTATCTCTAATATACTTTCGATATTCAACGCTAGTGAGTTTCACTCCAGTTCCCTCCTGTACCATACTCGCCATCTAAAGGACAGCGTAGTTTAAATGCTTTGCCTGCTTCTATAATAGAGCTGACTCCAATATCACCAATAGTTTTAGAGTGTTCTTTAGGTACTTCTAACTGCCACTCGTCATGTATATTAGCTACGAACTTGTGTTCTAACTCTGCTTCTCTTAACTTATGGTCAAAGATAACAAGAGCTTTCTTCATAACGATAGCTCCTGCACCTTGTAACAAAGTATTCAAGGCAGCGTGTGCGTTACGAATGAATAACTTTCTACCATCTAATCCTTTCAAGTGACCTCTTGCTGATGCTCTCGTAACCCTATCTCTAAGAGTCTTAAATGATGGTTTATTATCAAAGAACAGTTGTCTAGCTCTTGAGCCATCTTTTTTATTTCCTCCAACCACGCTTCCAAGCTTTGCATCTCCAGCTCCGTACATGAGTGCATAGATAAATGTCTTCGCCTTATCTCTTGATTTAAGTCCTGCAAGTTTTTGATTAGCTGAGTGTATATCTCCGTTGAGTATTTCATTTGTAAATTCCTCGTCTTTCATAAAATGTGCTAACATTCTTATCTCTAGTCCTGACGCATCTATACCTAGCAAGACATTACCTTCGTCTACTGTCCAACAGGTACGACATTCTTTACCATAAGGTTGTCTTAAGCTCGGAATCTGCGCTGTGTTCGGACTACGATGTGTCATTCTCCCTGTAATAGCTCCGTTAGGTATAACAAACCCATGTATTCTACCATCATCTTCAACTGCTTTAACCCACGAATCAATCTGTGCTATACGTTTCTGTAATAAAAGAAACTCTGCAATTAAACTAGCTTCGGGTATGTGTTTAACTTTTTCTAATGTTGCCTCGTCTATTTTGGGTTGCCCTTTTAGTGTAAAGCCATTAGGCTTCCAACCAAAGTCAATCAAGTATTCTCCAATCTGTTTACGACTGCCAAGATTAAAGTCAACTAACTTCTTACGCATGAATGGCTCTGTGTTACCGAACCACAAACAGTTATCATATTCTTCGTCAGTCAATCCACGTTTAGATAGATCACCATTTTTCTTTATATAAGGTGTGACAAGTTTATCATCTACCCATTTAGGTTTGAAAGTATTATGTACTTCATCTTCAATCTTTTGTTTCCTCTCTCTTAAACTAGCTAATAATATTTCAGCAGAGTAACTATCAAACTTAAATCCGTTCTCTTCTTGCTCCTTCACCAGTCTTGCAACAGCATGTTCCAACTTAATACACTCTGTAGAAAATCCTTTAACTTCAAACTTCAAGTTCCTGAATACCATAGTATTTAGTTGGACATCTCTTACACAATACTTCATCATCTCTGGTGAATAGTTTAAGTAATCTTCAAAGTTCATCTTAGGATATTTTAATTTATATCCCCAAGCTTCTAAACTGTGACCACCTTCTCGTACAGGATTAAGTAATCTTGATAGTACCAAAGTGTCTAAGAGTTTTTTATCTGATAAGTCAACTCCGACAAGTTTCTTAATAATAGGAATATCAAAACCAATAATGTTATGTCCGATTAATCTATCAGCAGTAGCTAGGAAAGCACACCCTTCATCAATCTGGTCAGGATTAAACTTAAATATCTCACCCGACTCGGCATCTTGACACACAATACAATGTATCTTAGTTGCTTTTAGGTCATCTGTTTCTATATCAAATACTAAATCCATACTAAAATCCTTCGCTGTTGTCCGTTATTTCTATATCATCATTAGATATTTCTTGTAGTCTTCCAGTTTCGTTATCATAAAGTAAGTGTGAAGCTAACCCAACATCGCCTGTGTATCTCGACTTCAAAACTCTAACCTTTGTTGTCTGTGACTCTTGATAATCATCTGACTGTTGGTTACGTTCCAAAGCTAAGACACAATCAGATAACTGTGCAATACTTTGACTACCTCTAAGGTGAGATAGGTTTACTTCTATTCCATTCTCATGTCCTTTGTTACCATCAACTCTACGCAAGTGTGAAACAAGTATCAATCCTACTCCTGTTTCTTCTACAATAGAACGTAGTCTGGTCATAATAGAATCAATAGTTCTTCTCTCGTCACCCTCTGTTGAAGCACTAACAAGCATGTGCAAGTGATCTACCACTACCCATTTACAACCACAACCTATAATCATAAACCTTATCTTAGAAAAGATTTCGTCTAGGTCGTTAGCTCCAAAGTGGGCATGAACCCACACACGATTCTTGTTCTCTCCATCATAGAGTATGTCAAAGAACGTATCTAGTTCTTCTTTAGAATATCTTTCTCGTATCTGGTCTATATATAATCTTGCATTAGCTTCAATAGATAATACACCATCAATAGTTCTGCGCCAATCTTCTTCAAGCGCAATGATACCTACGTTATCTTTTGTTTCTTTGATTAGCCAATGCTCTATCTCTCTTGTAACACTAGACTTGCCAAGACCTGTGCCACCTGTCAAAGTAACAAGCTCTCCTTGTCGCATACCATACAGTTTCTTATTAAGACCTTCGTATGGGTAAGGAACGCTGTCTTTCTTTTCTCTGTTGTGGAACTTATCTCTCTGTTCAGACACGTTGATAACCCCTGATGGAGTGTAAGTCTTAGCAGACCACCACGCTTCTGTAAATTCTTTGTGTTTGTTCTGGCGCAGCATATCATTTGGATCTTTACAACCAGTAGGCAACGTCATAATCCTTGCCTTGCTAGGTTTGAAAAGTCTTGCTACTTTTATTGATGCTTCTTTCCCTGCCTTGTCATTATCAAATGATATTATAACATTTTCAAAGTCATCAAAGAACTCAAGGCTTTCTTTTATATCACGCACCGCACCTGCTGCACCACGTTTGATGGACACGACAGCCCATTTGCTACCAAGTAGCTCGTAGGCTGCCATTGCGTCACATTCTCCTTCTGTTATTGTTACGTACTTACCACTTTTAAAGAGCTGTTGTCCAAATAAACCTGTGTCGTTATACGTTCCTTGTAAGAAAAATCCTTTGTCCTTTACGTTACGACACTTGGTTGCAGCAAGCTCATGTCCATTATAAAAGGGATAGAAATGTTTAACTACTCTGCCTTGTAAGTCGTGCTGTACTTTAACACCATATTTTTTCGCAGTTTCAAGTTTGATTTTTCTATCTGATAGAGCAGCGAACATCCCTGCTATATCATTGACCTGTTGTTTAATAGGTTTTACTGTCGCTGTTTCCATATCCTTTCCTTCACATGCGTTATCATAGTTTTTAATAAATTCATCACAGCTAAAACACTTTGCTGATCTATCTTTATTTATACCAACAGCATCGCTGCTGTCACACAAAGGACAGGGTTGGTGAACCAACTCCCACTCTTTCTCGTCAAATTCTGCCCTCATGCTTTACTCCTTTTGAAAAATTAAGAGGCGGATAAGTTACCTTCTTATCTCTTATGTTCTCTTGAATGGTACTGCCTCTCGTTAAGTTTTAATTTTCTGATTTAGTAACTACTTCATCA